AGCAGTGCCCGATGTGCTAGTAGTTACTCTATCCCCGTTTTTAGCTGTAGATATATTAGAGTCTGTTTTTATTGCAACTGCTAATTTGTAAACTTCTCCTGAATCAAGAACGCCAAAAGTAATTGCTGCGCTACCATCGAAGTAATACCAAGCGCTAGTTCCGACGTTGTTATAAAAAACACGTACGTTTGAAACCCCTCCTAAAACGTAATTAGCGTCTACGTTTGTAGGGTCAGTATAATTGAAAGTAGCAAGAAAAGTTCCGGCGGACTTATTTATAAAGTTGCTTACATTAATTTGCGGTGTATCTAAAGCCCTCGTGGACGTAGCATTTTTAGTTTTTATATAACTGGTTGCAAAGGAGCCTGCTTCCATTTGGGCACCCCATATGTACGCACCTGAAGTTCCGTTTGCTGATGATGCTGTATAAGTTCCACCAAAATTTTCTCTGACACCTATAGCCATATGGGTATTATTGCCAAAAACAAGCATTGGAAAGGTAGCTACACAACGATACCATCCGTTTCCTACGGCTGTCATTTCTCCAGAAAAACCGTTGTTACCTAAAGCAATACTTTCAGTGGCTAAGTCAAAACACACCCACCCAGCGCCATTATCGTTATTTGCAAAAACAAAAGAGTATTCTTGCGCCTTGGCATAAAATGATATTGTCGAATCCACACCCAACCCATTTTGCCTTCTGGAAAAGGGGTCATTTACCCCAGTAATTACTAAGTTTCCAGTTGAATTTCCATCAGGGGATGTTATTGCATTAATTGAAGATATAGTGCCTGAGCTACCAATCCAAACATATTCAGATAAATCCTCAGAATACTTGTAAGAATTAGTCCGTGCCCCCTCAACCAATAAACCCTTAGCACTTCCATCTAAGTCGTACTCAATTCGAGGGACATCATTAGGGTGATAGATTAGCTTTAGGGTTGCACCGGCTGCGCTGGAGTTGTAGAGGACTTCCTTGACGGAAATGTTGTCTATCGATAGGCTAGTATTAGCTATGTTAAAGTAAACTCTTGGTAAACCAACTGTGTAAGGAATTACAAAATTAAAAGTTCCATTAGAGCTTACCGCCTCTGAATAAGTATTGCCAACACTTAGCTGTACATTACCTGATACGTAGTCACTTACTGTGAAAGAAATTTCGTAGGGAGTGCCAATTGCATAGCCAGACAATAAACTTGTGAAAGCTTGCCCCCCAACTGCCGTTGCGTTTGTAGCTACCAGCTTTCCGTTAACTACTTCCATGGTGCCTGCGGTTGGGTTTAAATTCCAACCCGTACTTCCATCCGAAAAATCACCATTAGAAACTAACTCCGACCCATAACCAACCTTAGTAAAACCATACGCCCCACTAGCTCGTGAGAAGGTGATCATGTCAGAAGCACTGTCAAAACTTTTTGTGTTAACTCCCATATCTATTGCTCCCAATCCTGAATGGTGAAGGACGTTTCGCTATTATCGAAAGTTAGTTGTAGGCTTGGTACTTCACTCGGCTCTGTAGCTTCAGCTATTCCCACATCCGCCAAGTCATCTGCCCAGACTCTAAGCATGGAGATTGTGCCCATGTAGTCGTAGCCAAGGTTGAAGTCTGTAGCTGATAGGTCAGGTAACGCGACAGGTGTGGTGTTTGCTGTGAGGGCAACGCCGTCATTGGCGCCATTGATAAAGGTCGATCCGTGGCGGCTTGCAATGTTGAACGGGACGAAGACTCCGGGAGAGTAAGCAGTAATATCCCCTATAACGTCATCAGTTGTGCCAGCTTGTCTTTGCAAAAAGTAAGGTGAGCCAGTTCTGGTGCCATGCGTTGCCATACGTTGGGTTATGTAATTAGAGCCATTTGCAAGCCACCGTACACTAACCACTTCAGCCGAACTGTCCTCATCTGCATACGTCATCCTCCCTTGCATCTGGATAGACACAGAGAGCGGGTCGATCTCTTTGACGGAGACGTTGTCGAAATAAACTGTTTTGTCACCTACATTACCACTGCCAAAGAAAATATAGGTGGTAGTGCCTGTAGCTACAAAAAAGCCAGAAAGAGTGACCATGCTTGCCGAGGAAGTAGGTACACTTAGAAGATTAGCCCCGCCCGCTATGGTTGATGCTCCAAAGTATGCATAATCCGCTGTAGATACTCGCGCTTTTGACGATACAACGTAAGTTGCACCTACTTGAGTAGATACAGCTTGGTATGCCTGATAGCCTGTCGTGTTACGAACTAACTGTAACTCACCACCTACTACGCTTATGGACACATCGCCGGCGGTAGTCCAATCAGTAGTCCCATTACTAAAATCACCATTAACAACAAGCTCCGGCCCAATGTAATTAGGCTCTGGCCAAGGCATGTTTGCTGCTGGGATTGTCAGAGTCTCTAAAGCTCTGGAGACGGTTGCACCGTTGGTTGGTATTAGAGATGACGGTGTGGAGCCTGCTTCAGTTTGAAACCCGTAGACATACGCCTGTTCGGTATCTTCAAGCCCTGTGGCGTCCCAGTTTGGTTGAGTGCTCGTTGGTGAAACACCGATGCCTATTGAATCAAGAGCCCCTGCGGAAGTTTTAGTAAATGTCGCAGATATTCTAAACCACCCGTTTCCAGCATCCTCAATACTGGAGGAGTCAGCTTGCTGACTTCCAGTTCCAAGGTTAACAGCAACTCCATCTAGAATGTCAAACATGACAAACGCATCACTTGAAACCTCACATAGCAACCAGACAAAACCACTTCCTGCCTTATATTTGGCATAACAACTAAGAGTGTATTGTGTGTTTTGAATAAGGGATATAGGGCTATGGTAATAGTGCCAGTTCCCACCTTGATTAGACAAAAGAGTCCCATTGATTTTACCATCTGGAGACACAATATTATTCAAAGTTGCCGTTATATTTGTTGCAGTAGCCAATGAATTACTGCTAGTAAAAAGATTAGTCCGTGCTTCACTCTCATGCAAAACCCCCTCATTTACCCAAGCATCGCCGTTGTAGACGTGGTGGTTTCGTCGGGGGAGGTAGACTGCGCTGCTGGTGGTAGGAACGTAGCTATCGCCAGTCTCTGGATTGTCTACCATGCCGCCTAAGTCTGAGCGGTAGGCGTGTGCTCCCCAGATGTAAAAATCTAAGCCGTTTTGACCTGTTGCGGCTATGCCTACCCTGTGATTAAGGGCGGATGCAGTAAATGTCCGAGTACCCTTGATAAGATACCACCCGTTGCCAACATCTGTTGCAGTAACGCCGCCGGTAAAAACTCCGGCCACATTTGAAACAGTGCCGGTAGATAAATCAATATCCGCCGTTCCCGAAGCGACACCTTGCTCAATAATATAAATCTGTATATTTGATGTTGTTCCAGCCTTTGCAAAAAAACCAAACGTGTTTTGGCAGGCATCTATTGCTAATAAATTTCTAACATAAGAAAAAGATGCAGAGTTTATAATAACCTTATCTGCCGTCAGTGATCCATCTGGAGCTGCTGTTTGATTATTAATAACTGTTGTATTAGTTTTCTGCCAACCCGGATTATCAAACTGCTCACTATACGGCAGCAGATTATGCGGTGCCCATTTGATTGCTGGAACTTCGCGGACTGAGACATTTCTTATACGCGCTGTTAAGCCTACTCCACTCGGCCAAGCACTAAGCCTTGAGCCAGCAGTAGTATGTGTGTGAATTCCCTGATAAATAATTGTTCTGTTTGTAGTTACATACTCAAAAGAGGTAGGAGAAAAAGCATCTTGTGAGTTTGTGGGTTTTTGTAGCTGAGTAAGAAATACTGTGGCTGTTAGAAGCTCTATTTCCATTGTCCACGCATATTGCTTGCCAACCTCAGTAGCTAGGGGGAGAATTACACCCGAGGAGGATGCACTTGCTCCGGTAATAACAATCCACTCGCCATCTTGAACAGCTGAACCCCCACTAAAAGGAACCCAATCTGCTGCAACATTGGAAGCTAACTCAGGCCCATAACCATCGGTCATTGTCGCATTGCCAGCACGGCTGTGTGTGATCAGTTCTGCAAATGTATCTACAGTGCCGCCAGCGTCATAAAATTCGGTGCCGTCATTTAGACTGCCATTAAAATCAGCAACGAGGTCTGGAGTTTTGCCGTTTATTATGTAGTTAAGCAGACTGGCAGCGGCACCGGATACAGTGCGGCAAAAATTGCTAAGCCATATTCCAGCGCCAAATAACATTACACAAACCCAATAATTGACGTAGCAGTAGTTCCTGCAGTAACTACCTGTTTAACCCGTATTGGGTACAGCACTCCCGGCTGAAGCGCGGGGACAACAGCGGTAGTGCCGTCAACCATTACAACTTCTACAGCACCAGCTACACCTACACAAATAGCGCGAGTAACATACGCTAGTTCTGCTGTGGGGTCTGGAGTAATTGCAAACACTTTTTCCAGTGGCGCTGTAGAAGTAGCCGCAGGAGCATATAAATCAATTGCTGACATGGTTATTCCTTAAATATGTTTCTATTAACTAGCTTAAGCGAATCTAGGGGCCGACGCGACCATAGTGCCGCGAAAGTTTGTAAGATTAGCCCGTGCTCTACGCTCTGTAACTTCTCGTATAAACTGCTTAGCGTGATAAGACGCTAGTGTACGGTCAGACCACGTAGCTTCGGGCAATACTAAAAGGTTTTGCAACACGTTGTGGTAAATAGCTTCTTCTAGTTCGTTAAAGGCTACGGAATCCATTTCTGTAGCAGTTCGTGTCGGGCGCAGCGCGTACACCATACGAACAGTGTAAGTATTAGCGCTATCCGGCAGCGGTAGTATTACAAACTTATCAGGTAGTATCTGTGTTACAGCACGAGGCTGACCCGGTGATAGCGCTGAGCCATCTGGGGGTATATAGGCGGGAAACGCCGCTGTAGCTTGATCTAAAGTAAGGACATTAAGGCGTTCATTGTTAACTGTTGCCATTAGAACCGCATGGACTTCAGTGTTAGCAGGCTTTGTATAAGCGTACTCAGACACCCCGCTAGTTAGCGCAAAGGACGGCTCCGCATAGCGCCAAAGTAAAGTCCGCTCGCAAACGCGGATAGCCGCTTCAACTACGTTCTTAGTTATAAGGGGGGTAGGGCAACCTAGTAGACTAGGAGTAAGCCTATCTACAAGGGTGGAAAACGCTGTAGTCGCCATCTAAACACCTTTACTCGATAATCTGTTTTTGGTCTAGCGCCGAAGACGGGTAGTCAGTTAACGCCCTAGTATCTAGCGCTTTAACCACCATAGCTTGGAACCTAGCCGCTAGCGTTTGTGCTAGCGCAGCGTCTTTGGGATCTGAGAATATTAATAACGCATTCGCCCCTACTTCCGCGCTTAGAGCTGAAGCGTACGCAGCAGGTACGGCTATAGTATCAGACACGGTGTAGTCAGGCGGAGAAGCCGCATACTCTACAGTAGCAGTAATTCCCGCTGTAGGCTTAGGATAAACGTAAAAGCCGGTTGGGTTACGTGGGTGTCTCATCCAATGGACAGGTGTTGCTGCCGTAGCAGATATCCAGCCGGGGGTAGAAAGATCCATAGCCTCGCGGGAAACTTCTCGTATGATGTTACCCCCCGTTACGCCTAACACGTCTATTAAACGTAGTGCGTCGGTAGGCGCGAACTGCAAAACAGAGTTCGCAGTCAACACTACGTCTGAAACTTTAGCAAAAATATCTGGCCTATAAACAGCCATAGTCTGCACAGCTTGGTTGACAAGGTTGAGTAGAACTACGTCTAAGTGCTCATCAGGAGACTTAGCTAACTGTGAGTCTTGTATAAGAAACTTTGTTTGCGTAATAATTGTGGCAGGAGTCATCTAACACGCCCCAGTTCTAATGCTCTGATACGCGTTTCCAAGCTAGCACTAGCAGGCAAAGGAGGCGTATCAATGTACTTATCCGCTTCAAACGATGCCTGCAGTGTCTGTATAAAATTGCGATTAAATAACTCAGCTCTGCCGCTACTGACATGCTCGTCGTCAACAGAAGACGCAAGATATACAACCCCGTCTACTAACGCAGAAAAATACGATACGGGTATAGGCGTAAGCTGATCAGCAAGCTGGTACACACTAGGCGCTGCAGAATACTGCACCATAAGCTGTACGCCACTAGAAGGTCGCGGGTAAAGAAAATACCCCCTAAACTCTTTAGGGTTACGCATAAACTTAGTAGGCGTACCGGAAGCGTCAGTAACCCAAGATATAGTAGCCGTATCAAAAAACGCTCGGTCAACCTCCTCTACTGCTCCGGCCCCTACGACATACAGTATGTCTATTAAGCGTGTAGCAGTTGTCGGCAATTGTTGCTGTGTTACATCCGGCGTTGTAGCAACTTGCGCTGTAACCGTAAATATATCTGGGCGCAGCATAGCCATTCTTCGTACTGTGTTATTTACAAAAGACAGTAGATCCGTATCTGAGTACCTTTGCGGGATACGCACATCGTTTATTAAGATCCTAACTTCTGCAATAACGTCAGTCGGTGTCATTCAGGAAACCCTATAGCAGCTTCTCGCGCAATCTCAGGGCTGATAGCCGGAGCCGGTGGCTCTGGAATATCTTCTGTTGCGAGATCTAGCTTAGTATTTTTCTTAGCCCGTGTCTTTTTAACACGTTCTACTTGTTTTGGCTTTAAAAACCGTTCAGGAAACGCTTGTTCTTCGGTAACTTCTTCAACAAGTGGATTGCTTGAAAGAACTTCTTTCCACGCATAAATAGTCCCGTCTTCAATATGTCTTAGCCATCTGCTCATAAAGTCCTCCTTTCTAAGTATTCTTAGTAGTCTTACTCGCTACCATTTTACGCGGTCTGCCCAGTACGCTGCGCTCATAACGCCCTGCTTAATATTTTTAGCGTGCCTAGCTTTAAACGCAGCTCTGCGCGCTTTATCTGCATCGCTTTCTCCTGACCGTGGCGGAGATCCAGATACGCCCTGCTGCCCAAACCTAATTATTTTTTCTTTACCTTTTGAGCAGGCTTTAACAACGTGGCTTTTTTTGGGGTGGCTAGGAGTACGCTTAGGCGTATTACACTTCATTTTGTCTTTGCTTATTTGCTTAGGCATTATGTAGACGCCCCTTTAATAACTACAAAGCTAAGTTCAATTGCTTCAGATAAGTTGGGTGCTACCGTAAGATTGTGTAGGTGTATATTGCAACTACCCGCTGCAATGGAGTCAACGCCAACAAAATAAGCGCCTAGCGTAGCCCCGCTAGCGATGTTCACTATAATTACGTCAGAAACAGCGATAAAACTGTTTGTCAGCTGAAAGTCTATGCCCTCGTTTTTAGCTAAAGCAGCATTATTCATAATTATACGGCCTGCTAACGCGTTCAGCGTAACAGCTGTTGCTTTCCCGCTAGTCGATCCCTGCGTAATTGAACCACCAGATCCCGCTCCGTAGCCAAATTTTTTAAGTAGCTGAACTTCACCCGCGCCGTTTGCGCTTAACTTAAGGTTTGCATCTGCTGTTTCTGTAGTTACAGTGTCTGTGGCTACAGAAATATCTCCGAGTCCCACGGAGCTAGTACTAACTTTTAGGGGGGTTTGTAGTCCACCGCCGCTATAGACGCTATTTAGAGTGCTAGTAACTCCAGCACCAACGTGTAGAACCTGCTGATAAGTACTGTTAATAGTTTGATTTGTTAAGTTATTTGCCATTACTAATATTCCTTTGGCCGCAGCCGCCCATGTAACAACTCTAACGCGTACAAATGCTCACGTTTAATAGTAGTAGGATTACTAACTCTCCGCGCAATTGTGGCGTGGCTAATTCCAAGTTGCCTAGCAAGCGCTCTACTAGACCCTAGTAAAT